TCAGTTTGACACGATATGTTGCCATTTGCTTTTCCTCATTAAGCCGTCGCGGCAGGTTCATCGTCGAGGTCGACGACAACCACGATTTCAGGTTCGTATTTCTTGGGGAGCAAAGCGATCAGCTCGGCCCAGCCCGCGGCGCCGGCCGCTTCAAGCTTATCCGCCAGCGCTCCAGCGTAGGACTTGCCTGACGGGAAGCTGACGACGGAGCCGGGATAGGCCCAGTTGATATAGGCGCCGCTCTGCGTGAGGATCTTCTGGCGCACCAGGAAGTCCACCAGCGAGCGATAGACGTTGAAGCGCCCGGTGCCGTCGGGCATGAAGTCGAAGCGCCAGGTCGCGGTCGCGAAGGGACGGGCGACCTTGTTCTTGATGACGTTCGCCTTGACCTCCATGCCGATGACTTCGGGGCTGGTGGCGCTGCGCTTGATCTTCGAGGCGCTCAACATGATGCGCTGCGAGAAATAGAACTTGGCGTTGTCGCCGCCGGCCGTCTTGCGATTGTCGCCCTGTTGCACCTTCAGATCGATACGAATCTGATTGAGAAAGATACAGCAAATGCCGAGTTCATCGCAATGCTGCGCGAGCGCCGGGAAATGAGCCGACGTCGCGCGAGGCAGCGCGGTGTTGTCGTTCATATTGCGGCTCTCTGCCGCTCTGTCCTTGCCGGTCTTGGCGTCGATCAGGGCTGACTGCGGGACCATCGCGGCGAGCGAGTCGAACACCCACACGATCGGCGCGTCCTTCGGGATCAGCTTCTTGTCGCGAACGTGTTGCGCCGCCACCACCATCAGTTGAACCGATTCCTCGAACGTGCGCGGCTTGCGATAGATCAAGGACTTGATGTTGACGCCGAGCTTCTCGGCCAGGATCATCGAGAACGAACGCTCATGATCCATGAAGCCCGCGACACCGCCTCGTTTCTGGGCGTTTGCCATGATCGCCGTCGCGATCGCGGTCTTGCCGGCCGAGGGCGGGCCGGAGATTTCGATCATGCGCCCAACGGCGCCGCCGCCATCCCAGGTCGCCGACAGAGCGTGGTCGAGTTCTGGGTAGCCGGTAGATAGAAAATGAGTCACAGTTGATGGTTCGTCATTCTTGCCAATCGCTCCAAAGATCGAAGCGGCAATATCTTCTGCGGATGCCATTATTTTCTCCTGTGATTATTCGTTGTCGTCGAGAAAGCCGACGGGGCCAGCTCGCTTGGTTCGATCGCCAACAGTGCCGCTTCCATCGAGAGTGGAAGGAGCGCTGGCGGTCTTGAGAGGAACGTGAACCGCCTTGCCGGCCATCGCCGTGTTGGGGCTGTTCGCGGAGACGCGCCCAACGGGCTTGCTCCATGCGACAGGCAGTTCCGGCATGGGCATGACGGTGGTCGGAGCGTCTTCATCCAGGGCGCCGATCATCAGCTCGTCCAGCGCCGACAGCTTGGGGCTATCCGTCTCCATAACGGGATGAATCTTGCCTTCCATGATGCCGTATTCACTAACCGGGTTTGTTCGGGTGGGCTGCTGTTCATGAAAGAGCGGCGAGCGATATGTGACCTTCTTCGCGGCCTCGATCTCCGCCGTGAAATCCATATCGAACGAGAAGGTCGAGGCGTTGGTGACGACGCGATCCTTCCGGGCCTGCTGCTCCACAACGTCAACGGTCTGACGCAGGAACAGGAAGATTTTGTCGAAGTCGGGCTGCGAGATTTCGGAGCCGTTGACCTGGAGAATCTTGATCAGGTTCGCGACGCCCTTGCCGGACGCGCTGACGCCCGCCGCCACAATCGCTTTCTTGTCGCCCTTGATCGTCATGAAATCAACTCTAGATCATCGACCGGCGAGAGCCGATAACACGGGGTTTGATCGTCTGAGAGAACAGACGGCGTGCGAAGAAAAGCGAAGCCTTCTTCGATGTGAAGCACCTTATATTTGTGGCGCCCGGTTTCGTCGCACATAGATACGACGTCATCCTTCTCGATGACGCGCGGCAGAACGGCGAAGATATTCTCTACGCCGATACTGATAATTCCCGTCGAATTTACAAAGCGCGCGGCGATAAATTTATCCGCAAATTTATCCGCCATGCAGCGATCCACCATGATCATTTCGACCAGGATGCGCTCACCTCGTTTAATCGCCGCTCCGGTTGTGATTTCAACTTTTTCGACAATCATGCCGCTTCCTTTTCTTTGTTGTGGGCCTGCGCCGCGAAGGGCGCCGTCCAATCCTCGATTGAAGTCAAAAATGACTGGAATGACCACTCGTGACAGAAGTCGGTGAAGCCCTCCAGATCAAAATTGCCAGCGACGACCTTGAGTCCTCGCGCCTTTGGGAATGACGTCGATATGAGATCCATCAGGATCATATTACGCCGGAAGATTTCCTGCTTCTCGTTGAAGTCCGCGAAGTCGCGGAGCTTCTTCGGCACTTTCGCCGCATCGATGGTCCCGTCAGCATATTGGTTCAGGAAATTCCCCACGGAGCCGAACTTGTGCAGCAGCGCGATGCCGCCGACGTCGCCAATGCCGCCGACGCCGCCGATCTCGTCAGACTTGTCGCCCATCAGCGCCTTGCACTCGAGCCATTGCTGACCGTTCTTGACGCTGATCCATTCGCCTGTTTTCTTGTCGTCATAGCCAAGCCCGATGCTCTCGGTGTGCTTGTTCTTGACGGCGAGCGTCGCGGAGCCAACTCGGCGGTCGTTGATCACGTCCATCCAGGTCACGTATGGGCGCACCAACTGAATCCAGTCCTTGTCGCCGGACATGAGCAGGATGCGCTTATCGGTTCCCTCGTAGCGCTTGACCAGAATTGCCGCCAGATCGTCAGCTTCGAGATTGAGCGAGAACATTTGCCGCACGCCGAGCAGTTCGCACGCCTTGTTGATGAGCGGCTTCTGCGAGCGATAGGACAGTCGGACGCGCTTTTGCTCGATCTCATTCTTGGTCACAGCCTCCTTGTCGCGGGACGCTTTATAATCAGGATAGAAATCATAGCGCCAGGAGCGCCCGTCATTGACCATAACCGGCGTGAGAACGGGAAACATTGAGACAGCCGAGCGCAGCATGTTCAGGAAGTAATAGACGCCCTGCGTGTCCTGATCGCCGACCGTGAGCTGCTTCTTAGACGAGGCACAAAATCCCCAATTCGACGCATCGATGACCATGAGACCCTTATTCATGAGCCAAAATCTCCCGGGCGCGAGCGATCATCGACCACAGAACACTCGCATCTTCCGCTTCTCTGTCGCCAGTCATCATCGCCTCGACAATATCCTCGTCGCTGACATGACCGGATGGGTGTCCGTAATCCTTGCGAGCTTGCGCCACCTGATCGGGATCAGTTGGCGCCGTGAAAGCCGCCATGTCCTCGACGAACTGCTTGTAGAGCAGTTCTTTTTCAACCGTATTATCGACCATCTGAATCTCCATTGACGCGAATAGGGGCGACGCCTTGCAACGCCGCCCGAGCGGACGCGGATCAAAGACCCGCGCCGTATGTTCACGTCAGATGTTGTCGAGTTCCGCGAGCACGCTGGCGACGTCGTCTTCGCTCAACGTGTCTTCCGGCTCCGGGGCGGGCGCAGGAGCGACCTTCTTCGGAGCAGGGGCCTTCGCAGCAACGGCGGGCTTCGCAGCCGCAGCAACCGCCGCAGCCTTCTTCGCGCGCATCGCAGCAAGCTGCGCGACCATCGCCGCTTCTTCATCGTCTTCCGCCGGAGCGTCAACCACGAAGGGCGGGGTGTCGTCTTCGACCTCCAGAGCAGCGATCGCGGCGAGTTCAGCACGATCGGCTGCGCTCGGAGCGGGCACAACGGGTTCCGCAGGCTTCGAGGTGACTTCGGAGCCGGCCACGCGCGCCGCCGAGCTGGTGAGCAGGGCAGAGGTGCGCGGAGCGGTGATGCCGGTGAGCGAGATACCGGTCATGTTGGAGATCGCCGTCAGGGCCTTCACGTCTTCGCCGCGAAAGAATTCCTTCTCGACGAAAGCCTTGAGATCGATGCACTTGTCCATCGTGGCTTTCGGCACGGGCTTGGACGACGGGGTGGTCATGACCTGGTACTTGGTGTCAAGACCCTTGCCCGAACGCTCGATCACCAGGTTCATGCCGGTCTGAATGTCCGTAATGTCCTGTTGTTCGGCGTATTCCTCCATGATCGACATGACCTGGGCGAAGGTCGTCGGGGTCAGCTCCATGATCTGAACATTGTCCTCAGACGCATCCGAGCCCGAACGGAGAAGAACCTGGATAAGAACGCCCTTTTTGGCGTTCCAGTCCTTGATGAGCTTGACGTCTTCATCCGAGACAGCCGACGGCTTCGCAGCTTCGATGGCGGCGCAGACGGGGCAGGGGGTGGAGTAGACGACAGCGTGACAGCCGGTGACGGCGACGGGCTTTCCATTGGTTTCGGTTTTGATCCAGTGAACGCCGGTTTCGAACCAGAATTGACCCGGTTCGCCACCCTCGACCTGGAAGGGAAGGATGCGGATCGTGGTCTTGCCCTCTTTGGGCTTGATCGCTTTGCCTTCGGAGCGACCGTATTTGTTCTTTGCGCCCTTAACGAGAGCGAGCAGGGCGGGGGACATAGTTGCCATTGTGTTTTTGAGCCTTTTGGTTCGTTGGGTGCTTTGGGTTCTGCTATTTAGCGAAAACGCTATTTAGCGAATTTGATTATAACGCAAACGCAGCGGTTTGCGAGCGGGAACTATGCGAATTATTCGCGCGGCGGCCACACCCAGTAACGCCCAGTGTCGCCGTCGAAATCCTTGTGACGCACAGAGCCAGAATCGAAGGATTCGGCGAAGGGAGGGAAGACTCTCAGATTTGCGTAACTATCGTCAGCTTCGCCGAAAACCTGGGTGATGAGAGCAGCATAAGGGCCTTCGCCAACACCGTTATAGTGCAAACCCTCAGAAGTGGTATAGTAATGAACGATTCGTCCAACGGTAGGTTTCATGATTTCCTATTTCCTTAATTAAGCGGCTTCATCTTTAGCTGCGCGAGCGCGAGCCATATTCTCGAGGACGCGCTGCTTCTGCGCCTCCTGTTCGTCGGCCGCGACCATGCGCCGAGCGATTGACACTTCTCCTTTCATTTCTTCCCGGCTGGTAGCGCCGTGCTGAACCAGCATGTCCTTACGGTGCCGGAATCCTTCCACGGCGACCTTCGTCACCGCCTCGATCTGCTTGGCTTCGTTGAGCGCGCGACGCATGGCGATCACGGTCTCATGGACCTGGACGGTCTTTTCGAGCTGCGCCTCGGTGACTTTGTTTCCCGCGGCGGCCGCATCGTCGCGGAGCTTGCGGTAGACCTTGCTCTCGGTCACTTCGAGCAGCATCTTGGCGTTGTCGACCTGCATCGACGCCTTCGCCGCCTCGACGCCGTAGTGAACGAACAGGGAAGCCTGCTCCATCATCGCGGTCGAGAGATCGGCGAGCGAATAGCTCATGTCCTTCTTGAGCTGCGTCGGCTCGACGAATTGACGCACCTTGAAAATGGGTGGTCTCATTGTGGTTGGTGTGGTCATATCTCAATCCGATGTGTGAGCGGCGATAAGAGCAAGAATTACCCCGACGATTATCGCGAAGGTCCAGGCTGGCTCCGCCGGGGAAACCTTCAATATGCCCGCCATCGTGAGAGCGCCGGCGATCATGTGAGTTGAGGAATTGGTTCTCATGTGTCACTTTCTATCAGTCAGTTCTGACTTATGTTATAACGAAAATCACGCGGTTTGCGAGCGGGAATTATCTGGGATCAAACTCATCCGACTCGTCATAATCATCAACCTCGATCACTCTGGCCGAGCCGCATCCAGGCACTCGTTATATTCAAACTCGTAGGTTTCGCCTTGATAGCCGCAGTCCACGCATTCCATTTCCGTTTCCATTTAACCCTCCCTCACATCAGCGTTTTGACGATTGCAAAGACCTCGTTCAGCTTGGTCTGCTTATCTGGGTCGTGATAAATCTCGCCCGGGTTGAAGCCGAGCACCAGGTTGGCGTCGAGCGTGGGCGAGTAGACGATCTTGCCCGCTTCATCAGACGCCTTGCCCTTGAAGTCCGGTATGAACGCACGAAGCGTCGTCGCGCCCATCAAGACCAAGATCGGAGGCTTCACAATGTCCAGCTCCTTATTGAGAAACGGAGCGTAGGTCTTAACTTCGGCCGGCGTCACCTGCTTGCCGGCTTTGGGTCGCTTGATCAGCGCCGTCCAGTAAGCCTCGTCCACGCGAATGTCGCTCTCGTCCATCGCCTCCTGCACCTTCTCGATCGCATAGGGTCGGCGCGAGGGCTTGGACATGAACATCATGTTCTCTTCCTCTTCCGCCGCCGACGGCGCGTCGAAGATGATCATGAACCGGGCGTCCTTGCCGATGTAGGGCCGGACGGG